GAGGAAACAAAGGCGGTTGGTATTTACGCAGAAGTGGATAAAAACGGCGCACCTGTTTTCCTTGATGACGGTAGACTCCGTTTGAAGGATATGGAGTCCAAGATTGCTTTTGAAAAGGAAATCGAAAAACTCCGTGATACCGAGGTGGACGGCATCGAGCCTATTACTCTTTGCGAGAGTGATTTCCGTTCTGGTGACGATTTACCTACGGTAAGTGAAATGATAGCTCTAGAACCCTTTGTGGTTTTCGAGGAGTAAAGGAGGTACTTATGGGCGAAACGATTATAGCCATTGCATCGGTGATTACGGCTATCGGTGTAATTTTTGGTGTTATTTTTGCAATTTACAAATGGTACTTAAAGCAAGAAAAACAGGATAAGGACATCAAGATAATCAAGGAGGAGCAGTTCCTTCTTACCAAAGGTGTCCTTGCTTGCCTTAAGGGTCTGCAAGAACAAGGCTGCGATGGTCCCGTTACCGTGGCTATTAAGCAGCTTGAAAACCACATAAATAAACAAGCACATAAATAAAAGGAGGATTGTGTTATGGAAAATTTAGCAACTATTAGTGTACCTATTATCGTGTCGGTGGTATATGCACTCATTTCGGTCATTACCAAGGCGGTAAACAACAGCGAGAAGTTCAAGCGTTTTATTCCGCTTTTGGCATTGATTATCGGTGCCGTTCTCGGTGGTGTGCTTTATGCCTTTGAGCCGCAGCTCATCGGTGCAACGTCCGCTATCACTGCCATTCTGATTGGTGGTGCGAGTGGTCTTGCCGCAACTGGTACGGATCAGGTTGTAAAGCAGCTTACCAAAACCAATACAAACGATAAAAAGTAACGAAACTTGAGCCTACTTGGGAATTTTTCCTGGGTAGGCTCTTTTTTTTTATTTCAATAGCAATAGTTTGAGGTTGAAAAATATGTATTTTTATGTTATAATATAATTAGGATAATAGTACCTAAATAGGGGTTTCCAAGGAAGAGGTATGATATGGGTAAATACGTTACAAGAAAAAAAGATATGATTTTCAAAAGCGTGGATTCCTTGCAACAGGTGGTAAATGTGGTAAATGAAGCCGCAGAGGCAACCAATGATAGCAAGCGTACCATTGCTGAAAGTGCTATTCCTGAAGTCCTTGCAGGTGCTTTGGGTGCAGGCATAGGCGGAGTTGGCTCTTTTGCCGCACTTTATGGTTTAGGTGTTGTCGGGTTATCGGCGGCGGGTATTACGTCTGGACTTGCCACAGCGGGTGCGATTGTCGGCGGTGGAATGGTAGCAGGGGTGTTTGTTCTAGCTGCACCGATTGCTCTTTTAGCGGCAGGCGGTGTCGGTCTTGCTGCGCATTTGAAGAACAAGCAATTGCAACAAGAAAAAGAAAGGCTCTATCAAGAGGTTCTAGTTAGACACGCGGCTATAATTAAAGCTATGGAAGAAGAAACAAATGCTACCAAAGAGCGTTTAGATTATCTGCAAAGCTTAAATATTTTATTGCAACAAGCCATCAAGGATTTAAGGAAAGACTTAGGTGAGGTGGCCTAAGATGAGTAAATTTTTAGACTCCCTTAAAGGCACTGTGGATTTATTAAATGGTGCGGCTGATTGCTTAGGTAAAATTGTTGGTAAAGGCAAAGGGGTGGGATATGTTATGATGTCCGCACCTATTGTTGCTCTTTTAGTGCAAGGAGTAAAGACTCAACTGGATAAAGAACAATTGAAAAAAGTCCTTGCTGAAAAGGAACGTGTATACCAAGAAACCTTAAGAAGGCATGAGGCGACTATAAAAGTTCTTGAAAGCAAGATGGAAATTGCAGAAGAAAGGCAAAGAGAGTTGCTAGCTTATAAAGATAAACTTCACGATGCCATTTTGCAACAGCGAATTGAGATACGTGAGTTGAAGGCACAAATAGGATAAGACATATGAGCAAATATAACTATACCAAAGGTGAAAAAGAGATATTAGCCGTCCTCAAAGACCACGATGAAAGGTTGCAAGCAATAAAGGCACCCGATACAGACGCGGTGGATACGGCTATTGCTGATAGCGAGGAATTGTTGCGTTCTATTGGATACCAGCCATCTGCTCATTTTGTTCCTTCCACTCCCGCGATAGTAAAAGAACCTAAAACAATACATATACCTTCGTGGGAGGAAATGGTAGCAGAAGCTACGGCGAAGTATGGCGACGTGGTGGTGGAGGATTTATTTACACCAGAAGAACTGGCAAGCAACGAAAAGGCTATTCTTTTATTAAATCAAGAGTTTAATGCTCTTTATAAACTCGATAAATTTGATATTGCTATCAGTGCGGTTGCCGGGTTGATTGCCGCCGCTGTTGATATCCTTTTAGTTGGGATACCACACAAAACTCCTGATGGGTTGAAGGCAGGTAAACTTTCCGACTATATCCGTGCAAAATTTGATGAGAAATTTCCAGAAGAAGAAATGGAAAAACTCGCAAATTCTAAAAAAAGCAAAGTTCCTTACGATGCCCAGGACAATAGGCATACCATGGTTCGTGTGGAAGGAATGTCTGCTTATTACCATAGGCTTTTATCTTTGGGACATGACCCGTTACTTGGCTTGGTAGTTGGTGTAGCAGATATTATGACCGGGAAAATGACCACCATTGACAAAGCAGGCAATGTGGTGTCGCAGGTGATGGAAAACTATGCCGACAGACAAGAAACCAATCTTTTTAAGGCAATTGCAAAACAAATAATTCATTTTAAATCAGATATAACAACGTCAATGGGGTTGCCCGCTCCTTTGATGGGATTATTTAATTTATTGCAATTCGGTAGCATAGGTGAAGAGGAACAGACCATAGCGGAAATAGTACAAGGTATGTACTATGAAGGATATGATTTTATTCATTTTGCCTCTATGTCTATTCCTACTATGATTGTTGAAGTGGTTGTACGATTGGGGTATGCTATTAAGCGTATAAAGGAAGGTTATTCAATAAAGGAATCGTTGCCGTTTTCTCTCAATCGTGATAAAAATCCCAAGTTGTCCACAATGCTTTTCATTGGGCATTCCGCCGCAACTGCAATCAACGCAGGAAAGGTTGCGTTCACGAAAAATCCAATGGCTATCAATTATCCGCAATGGCTTGCTTTTGCAAAATATTCGTATACGCAGCTAAAGTGGGTATTGATTGAGAAACCTGGCAAACGGGATGCCTATGTCAGCGGTAAATTAAATGAGGAATTGACAAGCATTTATGATGATGCGGAGCAGTTGCTCGACTCGATTTCTGCCGATTTTAACATAGTGTTTGATTAATAGCCTTTGTAAATTTACGATGCACCTAGCAAAAGGGTTTACAAATCGCAAATTTTGTGCTATAATAATATTAACCTATTAAGAGTGCGTGAGGGACAAGCCCGTTGACCGCACAGCAACCTACCGATTGGCAAGGTGCTAAAGCTTGAACAATGGGATTGATTTAGTGGGTAATTAAGCAATCCTGTTGTAACGGTGGGATTGCTTTTTTATGCTCTCTTTGTAGGAATTTTTATAACAAAGGGAGACCAAACATGAAAAAAAGAAAAACTATCAAGAGCTTGCTGGGTAAGAACAAGGTTGTGTACGTTCAACTAACAACAAAACCGATTGCTGAAGTATTCTTTGCATTAGCAAAGTATGAAGGGTTTGCTTTAAGTGAAGAGGTGACCAAAACGGGTGTTCGTGAGTACGGCTATGTTAAGCTGAACGAAGATATGACGATAACATATCCTGGATATCATTCGTGGGCAGGAGCTATGCGGTTTTACGCAGCCAAGGTTGAAAACGGCAAAAAGGTTGTTAAAATTGATTTTGAGGAAATGCTATAAGGAGGAATAAGATGCCAGATTTAAATGATTTCCACGCATTCAAAAATACGAGTGGCGATGGCGGGGGTTCTGGTGGCGGCAAAAAAGGCGGAGGCTTTGGCTTGGGATGGGTTGTTATAGTCATCGTTGTCATAATGCTTATTTCTTTTATTGCTGATGGTGCAAGTTGGGATGCGATAGATACGCTTCTAGGCTTGGGACTTCTTGCCTTCCTATTTGCAAAGTCGCTTTTTAGATGATTTTAAGGGCTATAGCTTAACGGCTATGGCTCTTTTTTTTATGCGTTTTTGCAAAAAATATCATAAACACCCCTTGAAAAATGCCTCCTTTTTCTCCGTATTTTGAAGGAGGTGTTTTTTATGACATCGCAGGAAAAAAGCAAGATTGAAGAACTGAATAATCAAGGTTTGGGGTACTCCAAAATTGCTACAACGCTAAACCTCCCACTCAATACCGTAAAATCCTATATTCAAAGGTATCGAAATAAGCAAAACGGAACTTGCCTGATGTGTGGCGCAAGGTTCAAGGTAACACCGGGAATAAAGCCACGAAAGTTTTGCTCTGATGCTTGCCGTATGCAATGGTGGAATTCCCATCGGCTTGAAGGAAATAAAAAGGCTTTTTATACCGTCAAATGTGCCTTTTGCGGGAAGGAGTTTATTGCTTATTCCACATCGAAACGGAAATATTGCTCAAGGGGGTGTTTGGCAGATGCAAGAAGAAAATAAAGACAATATGATGCTTTATCAGACGGCTATGGCAATGGCAAAAAATATGCTTGATAAAGGCATTATAACCGTGGCTGAATTCAACAAAATCGAGGCGGAATTTTGTAAAAAATATTGTATTAATATTTCCTCAATTTTTCGCAGAATAGCTGGATAAATACCTGCTTATGCGGTAATATGGACATACCAAAAAGGAGGTATTTATGGAAAGAAAAATCATAACCGTAACGCCCTCAAAAGACCCCACCTTGCAGGTGAAACGGGTTTGTGCCTATGCCAGGGTGTCAAGCGGAAAAGATGCAATGTTACATTCACTTTCCGCACAGATCAGCTATTACCAAGAGCTAATACAAAAGCAACCGGGATGGAAGTTTTATGGCATATACGCAGACGAGGCAATGACTGGCACGAAGGAAAACCGTAAAAAGTTCCAAGAAATGCTTGAAGAATGCCGTAAAGGTAACATCGATTTAATCATTACAAAGTCGATTTCCCGCTTTGCTAGGAACACGGTAACGTTGCTTTCCACGGTGCGAGAGCTAAAGACGTTGGGTGTGGATGTTTACTTTGAAGAACAGAATATCCACTCGATGTCAGGGGACGGTGAGCTAATGCTTACGATTCTAGCTTCCTATGCTCAAGAAGAAAGCCTTTCCGCTAGTGAGAACCAAAAGTGGAGAGTAAGGGCAAATTTCAAGGAAGGTAAACCTTGGAATTGTAAAATGCTCGGATACCGTTATGACGGTGAGAAATTTGTTATTCACCCTGCCGAGGCAGAAATCGTAAGGTTTGTTTTTAGGGCATACCTTGACGGAATGGGACGGCAGCTTATAGCAAACACTTTGTTTGAGCAAGGATATAAGGGGCGGGACGGTAAGCCGTTCAATAGGGGTAGCGTAGAAAAAATACTAAGGAACTATGCTTATACGGGTAATTTGCTTTTGCAGAAAACCTACCGAGAAAACCACATCACCAAAAGAGGTCGCAAAAATGATGGTGTTCTGCCAATGTACCACGCAACGGATACGCACGAAGCCATTATACCCTTGGAAATGTTCACGCAGGTGCAGGAAGAAATGGCACGGCGCAGAGAACAATTTAAAAGTGAGGGGAGCCTAAACAGGTATCCTTTTACACAGCTTTTGGTTTGTGGGGTTTGTGGCAAGCATTATGTAAGAAAAACTTGTCGCACAGGCTTTCGGTGGATGTGCGCCACTTACAATAATAAAGGCAAAAAGTATTGCGACTCCAAAATGATACCAGAAGAAAAGCTCATTGAAATGACGAGCGATATTGATATGGTGCAAGTAGACCACATTAAGGTGGAACGAGGAAATACCATTATAATCGTTCTCAAGGACGGAACGGAAATCACAAGACAATGGCAAGACCGTTCACGTGCAGAAAGCTGGACGGACGAAATGCGGCAAAAGGCTGCCGAGCAAACAAGAAAGAGGTATCAATAATGGGAAAAGTTACAGTTATACCCGCTACAAGAGATTTTCATACGGGTGTGGTTAAAAATAGCATTTACAGAAAACGAGTGGCGGCTTATGCGAGAGTTTCTACCGACCACGAAGAGCAACGCACATCCTATGAGGCACAGGTGGACTATTACACCAAATACATCCAAGGCAGAGCCGATTGGGAGTTCGTTAGGGTTTATACGGACGAAGGCATAACAGCAACTAACACAAAACACCGTGACGGGTTCAATGAAATGATAGCCGATGCCCTTGCTGGGAAGATTGACCTTATCATTACAAAATCGGTGAGCCGTTTTGCGAGAAATACGGTTGATAGTCTTACCACGGTGCGTAAGCTCAAGGAAAAAGGGGTTGAGGTTTACTTTGAAAAGGAAAATATTTATACCTTAGATAGCAAGGGCGAGCTGCTTATTACGATTATGTCAAGCCTTGCCCAGGAAGAAAGCCGTTCCATTTCCGAGAATATAACGTGGGGTAAGCGTAAATTCTTTGCGGACGGCAAGGTTTACCTTCCTTACAAGCGGTTCTTGGGATATAAAAAGGGTGAGGACGGCTTGCCTGAAATCGTGCCTGAAGAGGCGGAAATTATACGCTTGATTTATAGCCTTTTCCTTGAAGGTAAAACCACCTGCGCCATAGCCGACATACTTACGCAAAAAGGCATACCCACACCTTCAGGCAAGCTAGTGCAATGGTCATTTTCTACGGTGGAAAGTATCCTTACCAACGAGAAATACAAAGGCTCGGCACTTTTGCAAAAGGTGTTCACGGTGGATTTTCTCACAAAAAAGCGTAAGGCAAACGAGGGCGAAGTGCCACAGTACTATATTGAGGACAGCCACCCAGCCATTATCCCGCCTGTGGAGTTTGAAATGGTGCAAGAGGAGATGCGTAGACGAAAACGAATAAGCCATAATTATAGCGGCAATAATATTTTCGCATCAAAAATCGTATGTGCCGAGTGCGGTGGTTATTACGGTCCCAAGGTATGGCACTCCAACGATAAATACCGTAGAATTATTTACCGTTGCAATAGAAAATATAGCAAGGGTGAGCATAAATGCGAAACTCCCATATTAACCGAAGACGGCATTAAGGCGGCTTTCATTACGGCTTTTAACCTTCTGATTGCAAAGAAGGAAGAGGTGCTTGAGCAATGTAGGTATATGCAGGCTTTGCTTTCCGATACCACGGAGATTGATGCCGAGCTTGGTGCAGCCGTTGAAGAAATGAACTTTGTCAAAGAGCTTTTGATAAAATGCGTGGAAAACAATACAAAGGTTCAGCAAGACCAAGAGGAGTTTTGGAATAAATACAACCTTCTTGAACAACGCTACGAAAAGGCAAAAACAAGGGTGGAAGAATTACAGGTTATCCGCAAAGAGCGTGAGCATAAGCTTGAAAACATAGGCGGCTTTATGTTTGAAATCCACGAAAGGGACGATGCCCTTGAAGCCTTTGACGATAGGCTTTGGTGCGTAACGGTAGAAACGGTAAAGGTACAAACGGACGGCAAATTCACGGTTGTTTTCAAGAACGGTTTGGAAATAGTAGTGTAAAAAGGAGCCAAGGC